ATAGTTGTGGTCACCGTCGAGCATGAGAAAGTCGATGCTCGCGTCGGGAAACTGACGCGCGCCATCGAGACTGTCCATGCGCAGCGTGTGAATCACGTGCTGCACCGGCTTGGTGTTCTTGCGAAACTCATCGTAGACCGGCTGCTTGAGCGACTTGAAGTAGCTCGTGTCCTTCAGGTCGGGGCCGCCGTCTTCCCATGGGTCTACGCATGAGAACTTGATCGGCTTGCCGCTGTTGATGATCTCGACCGCCATGTACGCGGCAGACTTGCCGAGCCACGAGCCGACCTCGACGAACATGCTCTCGCGATCGGATGGTGCGTCGGTGACTGCGACGCGGTAGAGTCCCTTGAACGCTGCCCAGCCCGGGATATTCTCGAAGATATGCTGCATTACCATTCCTCTGCAACGAACACGGGGCGGCGTGAACCGCCCCGCGCTGACGTTACGCCCAGTGTTTGTTACCGTTCTTGTCGATGACGGGAGTGTTGCGATTCCACTCCCTGCCGGAGGTCGGGCCAGCCTCGGCTGCCTTCGCGACCTGCTCGCCGTGCTCCTCGATCTTCTTCATGTTCTTCTCGTGACCCTCGCGGTTCTGCTCGTTGAGCCGCTTGAGCCGCTCGTCCTCGACCGTGGCCTGAGCCTCGCGGCCTGCCGTGGTGGACAGACCCTCGTTGGTCTCGGGAGCCTTGTTGCTCTCGGTGACGGGACCCTTCGTGTTGGTCTCGGCGTCCTTGGACTCCGGCGCACCGCCAGCGGGACGAGATGAAGCTACGTTCTTGTCAGCCATGTTAGTTCAATCCTGTTTTCGCGTCCCATAGGCGTGATGCGGCGAGGCGGGACCTGCTCGCGGCCGTCTGTATGACTATGATCCAGCGCTGCCTCACGCGGATTCGAGTGACATGCCAGCGTCGCTGCGGGTACGTCGAGACGAGTCTGCCGGAACGAAGACGCACCGACAGCGTGGATGTGCGGGTATCAAAGTGCGTGCGCGATTGATGGTGTACGGTCCGTTCTCGCTGATGCTCTCGCACGTGGGACATACCCTGTCGTCTCCGGCAGTCTTGACGTTGACATTCTCGCCGAGTCGCCGGGCAATGTTGAGCTCTGCCCGTCGAATCCGCTGCTGAGTTCGCGTGCCCGGCCCGGTGCCTGCTCGAGACCTCGATCCATGAGGATGCGACGGCGATACCGCCTTGCCAGTCTTCTTCGTCTGTTTCCTCTTCGCATCGCCAGTTCTCACTGTCTTGACCGCGACTGCCTCTGGTAGCAGACCCACCGTCGCGATACCCTCTGCCTCGTAGACGTCGAGCGACGCCTCTGAGTGGGCTCGCACGACGAGCATCTCTACCATGGCCTCGCTGCGCACGCGACCGATCTTGTCGATGGCCGACTGCACCGCCCGGACAATGGCCATCGGCGCCTGATGCGAGAGCAGACCGTTGGCAACCGCGCGCGTCGCCTGCTGACTCACGGCCTGCGCTATGCCCTGCAACTCCACGCGACCCAGCATCTGCAGAGCGTCGTTGCGGTGACCCGCGTACACGTGCGTGACCTGCGTCTTGGCCTGAAGCTGACCGAACTTCGTGCCCTCGTCGAACGCTGCGGACAGATACGGACGCATCCAGCTGCCGTCGCCCCCGACTATCAGCTTGTCCAGCGCGTTGTCGAACCATCGCTGCCAGACCTGCGTCTTCGTCGCGGAGTTGACGATACCGGGGGCCGCCACGTTCATGAGACCACCGCCTCGGATGGCGAGGACGTCCTGCTTCATGATGATGTCGCGAGCCGCGATGCGCAGTTTCGACCAGCGCTGCGTGAAGTCCTGCTTGAAGCGCGATCGGAGCTTGTACGTGTTGGTCGGATCGAGGACAACCGTCTTCGCATCTGGAACGCAGCACAAGCACAGATTGATAGTGTCGAAGACGTGGCCGTCGTAGATCAGTGCCATCACTGGAATCCCGCTAGATGTTGGACTATCCACAGCACGACGAGGAAGCCGACGCACACAAGAATGTAGTGCAGCAGACTTGCACCTATCATGCTGACTATGATCGCGCCGATGATGAACGACACGATCAGGAACGTGCATCCGCTTGTCATCCCGTCGCTCCCCTTGGTATGGCGATCAGACACGCCATGAGAACCAAGAACATGCACAGCGCAGCCACGAACATGAGCAGATAGAGAGCCTCGCGCTTTATCTTACCCATGTTCGTGCACCGCTGCACGGATCAGGGAGGCGTCGTTCATACGCCTCCCTCATCGCCTCGTAGCGAGCCGCAGTGTAGCAGCGCGAATCCGGGAATCCGCTCCCCTTCCGGGGCACTGCGAGATCCGCCCCATGCGCCGTCACCAGGAAACCGGCGATGAGCACGATGGCCGTCATCGAGAGTACGAACGTGCGATTGCTCATCACGCCTCCTCCAGTTCGGCCGGATTGAACGAGCCCTTGATCTCCTCGAAGACCTCGGGTCCCAGGATGATCTGACCGTCGTACGCTGGCATGTTGCGGATGTCGGCCGCGCCGCCGTTGTACGTGATGGTCACGTGCGGAGTGTAGTCGTCGTAGTCCCACGTGCAGTCTGCGCGATACTCCGCGCTGTTGTGCCGCCACGCCAGATCGGAACTGGCGAACGCGAGCACAACTGCCTCGTTGAACCGCTCCATGACGCGAGGCCCGCCCGGCTTGATGACCAGCTGACCCTTGTCGTTGGTGGAGGTGAACGTGTCCTCGCCGACCTTGATCCAGTCGACTGGAGCCTTCGAGTAGATGACGGTGACGTGCATCTCCTCGCCGACCGTGGTGTCCAGAGTGGTGTTCGCCTTGTACCAGTCCGCGATCTCCTTCCAGTTGACCACGTTGCGGTACACGTAGAGCGGCCTCGGAGTGGTCGCGTCCTTGATGCGCTGAAGCATGGTGCTGATGGCGTCTGCGTTTGCCATGGCACCGCGCTTCGTCTCCCATGCCTTGCGCGACATGGGTCTGCGGCCAGACGCCGTCGCGTGCATGACGTGCTCGTCGTAGTTCTCGCCGAGCATCGCGCCCTGAGCGAACTTGCCGGACATCATGGACCTCTTCGACGGCAGACCGTCGTTGACGGCCTTCGCGGGCGTATTCGCGGGCGGCGGAGTGTTGCCGTTGGCTGGCGTCGACGGCTCGCCGTTCGCGGGAGCATTGTTGTTCGGGTCGGTGCCCTGTTGCTGCTGAGCCAGCGCGGCGGCGGCCTCTGCGTTGGCCTGCTCCTCGGCGAGACGCTCGTCCACGTCGGTGCCGTACTCGTCGATGATCTGCTCGAGACCCGGATACAGACCGTCCTCGATGAGCTGGTTCTCGCGAGCCTTCTGCAGCACCATGGGGTCCATCAGCGCGGCGTTGACGTCTGCCGTCATGACAGTCGACTTCTGTACTGCGATGGCCGCCTTCTCGGTGTCGCTCAGCTGCCAGAGTGGATTCCAGTTGTAGAACAGGCCGTCCTGCACCTTGCCGAACGTGGTGATCTGGAGCAGATCGTCGAGCGGCTTGAGAATCGGCGCGACGAACACCTTCTGCTCGGTGGAGCAGCGGTCGTAGTAGTTGCGCGTGTCACTGTCGCCCGTGGCATTCATGCCCTGCGGCGACGAGCCCATGAAGCGCGTCGCGGGAATGTCGGCGGCGCCGCACACCAACTGCATGAAGCACTGAATGACCTCCGGCATGCCGGTGAACTGCGCCTGCAGACGGTTCCACGTCTCCTCCTTGTCGATGAGCAGGAGCGAGAACAGCGACTTGAGCGTGTTCGCCATCGCGAACCGGTTCTTCAGTCTGTTCTCGTACTCCTTGGAGCGGATACGCTCGCTGAGCTCGGGAATGGAGACGACGTCGACCTTGCTCTCCTGCACGAGCTGAGCCATGCCGTTCGCGACCGTGCCGAGCTGGATCACCGCGTCTTGCACCACCGACAACACCGAGTCGCCCCATCCCATCGACTGATGGACATCGGGAATCTCGGCTCCGATGAAGCGGACAACGCGCGACGGATGCAGCGTGACGGCGCCAGCGTCGGGCGACGTGCGAGTGTAGCTCTTGGGCGTGCCGTAGTAGGGCGACGTGATGTCCCACTCGATCTCGCCTGCGGCAATCTCGTACCGCGACACCGCGTGCACGAACTTGAGGCAGTCCTTGCCGAGCTTGTCCAGCTCGAGAGGATTCTCGGGCTTGCCCTGATCGACGCCCAGAATCAGCGCGGCGCCGCCGTAGAGGCGAGCCTTGCGCATGGCGTTCATGACCTTGAGCTGGATGTGGAGGTTGGTCTCGGTGTCCTCCAGATCGCTGATGTCGCCCTTCTCCGCCTGCCACGTGCGCCACTCGCGGGTCGAGTCGTACGCGGGAATGTCGACGATCTTGCGCGACACCCAGTCCCCCCGATACGCCATCTCGGCCTGAGCCTGCGTGATGGGGCTGAACGCGAACTGCGTCGCCGTGCTCTTGTCCTTGCCCGTGCCCATGCCGGTCACGAGATTGACGAGACTGTCCGTCGTGATGCTCTTCCCATCGCCCATCATCCGAGTGGAGGTGGAGGCGGGGGACCGCGCCGGAGCCCGTGTCGCACGGGACGGAGCGCGGGTGGATGCTGCCTTGGCCATCAGGTTGTCTCTCCGTCGACCCATCCCATGGATGCGTCATATTTGTAAAGCTTGCCCGCGCACTTGTTGAACGCGCCTGAGCTCGCGTCGACTTGGTCCTTGTACTGTCCAGCAGGGAACGCCTCGTGCTCATCGAGGAAGTCGTCGTTCCAGCGATCGCTCTGCAGGAGCATGATATTGCCGCCCTGCCACTGCGCAGCGTAGCCCTCTGCTCGGTCTTCCTTCTTGCCGGTGACACGGTCTGCGTAGATCTTGTGACCGGCCAGATTGGCGATGGTGCGCTCCGCAGACTCCTTGCCACCAGAGCCCGGCTCCTGCTCGACGTACGTGGACACGACATAGTCGCCGAACAGTGCGGCGTCGCGCTCTGCGGTCGCCTTGATGTTGGTCTCGCGAACGAAGGCGCCCCACTGCCCGCGCTGCACGTCGTCGATCATCCATCCACCAGAGTGGAGCTCCAGCATGCGGACGCCAGCGGTGTACGCGCCAGCGTCTGTCGTACCGGCCTTGTCCCAGTAGCGAACGACCTTCTTGATGTCGGTGAGAAGCGGACGAGCGCGGACAACCTTGATACGGTCGAGCGGGAAGATACCGCCGCCCTCGACGATGGGACTCTGCTGATAGAGCGACTCCCACGACGAGCGAGTGGCAGAACCCTTGCGCTCAAGAAGAAACTCCAGCGACTTGAACTCGGGAAACAGCGGAATGCCCTCGCTCATGCGCGGGTCGTACATCCTGCCGTCTGGCTTCACGCTGATCGCTGGATACTTCAGCACGATGCAGTTGGGAAACTTCAGGATGAAGCGTCCCGTCGGGTCGTCCACGTGCCAGCGAGTGGCGGTCAGGATCATGCCCGCCTCGTCGCTGAACCGCGTGAAGAAGTCGTCCATCAGCCAGTCCCACGCGGCGTCTCGCTGAACCTTCGAGCTGGCCTCCGCGCGACCCTTGATGGGGTCATCGATGAGGCCGAAGTCCAGTCCCTTGCCGGTGATCTGGCCCTTCACCGTGGTGTTGCGGAACGAGCCCTTCTTGCCGATGAACTCCATGAAGTTGGAGTTGCGCTTTGCTCGCGAGACGCCAGTCACGATGTTGGATCGTGAGATGGACGTGCCCGGGAACACGAGATTGTAGTTCGGCGAGTCGAACTGGCGCTGCATGCCGGTGTTCGCGATGACGCCGAGGTCCTTCGAGAACGACGCGTAGATCTGACGCAGATCGGGGTCCATGCCAGCGACCCATCCGCAGAAGTCAATGAGACCGCGCGACTTGCCGTGCTGAGGCGGTGCCTCGAGAACCAGCTTCGGCCGCTTGCCTGCCTTCAGCCGCTTGTAGAAGAGCTGGAGCTTGTGACTGACCTCGCGTGCCCACCATCCTTGGATGATGTTCGGGTCCATGAAGACCCGATAGGCCCAGAAGTTCTCGCGGGCCTGCGCTGCGAAGTACTCGGTGTAGAGCTCCAGATCCTTCTCTGTCAGCTGCGGTCCATTGTTGTGACCGAAGCGTGGATGGAAGTTCATCCCTTGAACAGAGCCTCTGAGTTGTTGTGCTGCGACGCAACGAACTCGAGAGCGGAGGCGATGCGGTTGATATCGATGAGCAGGGTCATGCCGAGCTCGATGGCTGACTTGAGCGCGGTCTCCTTGAGCTCGTCCATCTGCTCGCGCTCCTGCTTGGTCGGACCGCGGTTGCCGTTCATCGTCGCCTCGATCTTCTTGACCTGATCGAAACAGCCGTAGATGGCAAGCACGTGACCCTTGATGTCAGCCTCTGTCGTCATGACTTCTCCTCTCCATATCCGCCTGCTATGCGGTAGAACGTGGCGTTGTCTGCCACTCGAACCTCGCCGTTGTGCCACGACCATATCTCGCCGCGATGCGGTGCCTCCTGCTGGATGCACACCCACACGAGATCTTCCTCCTGACCGTAGTCGATGACCGCGATGCAGCGAGCCTCGCCCTTTGGTGTGCGCATCCAAAGATGCTGACGAAGCTCGGTGTACATCAGTCACCAGTGTCCAGGAATCCCCCGCCTGCCATCACTCGCTTGTTACGACTGACAGTCGGCATGGTGCGATAGGCGATCTTCGCGTGACGCAGGCAGTACGACCCGACCTTGGCAGGGTCGCCGCACGCAAGCGTCGCGTTAGTGTCGGCCGGCCATCTGCACTCGCCGCGTCCCAACTCGAGAAACGACTTGGCGTTGGCGCAAGAGCCGTCGAACATCTCGTCCACTGTGCCAGTGTAACGAGTGCGAGCCACGTTCTCGGGAGCACGGTTCGTGCCGCCGTCCGTGCGGAGCAGCCGCTCCTCGGGAGCGAGAGGCGGGGGACTGCGAACGGCGAGGATGCGCGCCTTGTGGATGGGAGCGCGACGCTGCGTCTTCGGAGGCTTGGCTCGCTGCTTGTACGTGCTCGGTGTCTTCACGGGACGCAGACCGAGGCGACTGCACTTGCCGAGAATGCTGTTGCGCGTGAGGCGAGTGCCGAAGCGCACGTTGAAGTCGTACGCCATCTGCTTGTAGCTGACGGACGTGTTGGTCGCCGCGTCCCTCAGATACTGCGTCTGCTCTTCAGTGTACTCGTGACCCGTGATTCGCGACATGCTAGGCGGCACCTGCAAACGAGAGAAGCTTGATGAGCATGAGTCCGCCGATGATGACGACGATCAGACCCTTCAGCACCTTGTTGAGCGTGCCGGATGCGCCGAGCCAGTCTACGCCGAGCAGACCGAGCACGATGCAGCAACCGAGCACGAACTCGATGACTAGAAACCAGATGATACCAGAGGCGCCCATGGCGTTGCTCCCTGTTGGTTGAGTGTGCGTGATGGGTCCGTGGAAGTACCAGTATGTCTTCTGGACCCAGAGCGGCATGTCCGTCAGCCTCATGCAGCCTCCTCGTCTGGCGGCGCCTCGTCGTCGGTGCCGTCCTCGTTCTCCTCGAGCTCGTCCTCGGAGTAGATCTCCGGAGTGTCGGGCGCGAGAACCTCGACCTCGCTGTTGT